TTAGTAAAGATAGTGAGACTGTAAGAATCTTTGCAGGTTATGATGTTGAAGAAGATGGTTCTATTCACTTTTCGGAACGATCGGTTTTTCCAACTTCTTGTGTGAAGAAGATAACTCGGATTCATTAGGTGTTACATCAATTATCTGCGCGTAGTCGTCTAAAATCTGTTTCATCTTTGCTTCTAATTCTTGTTCTGATAGGTCCTCTAGTTTTCCTGTTTTTATTATCTTCCTATCTATGTATAGTCCTGCTGCTTTTCCTCTGTTTGCTTCCGCATTCACTGCAGAAGAGAACGATCCTTTTTTTAAGGCAGCTTCACGTAGCCTAGCAAGTTCAGCAACATGACCTTCGTAAGTGACTTCATGTTTTCTAAGTCTTTCTTCTTTTAGTTGACCAATATATTTTACAACGAGTGGTGATAACTTTGGATTACAAAGTTCTGATCCTTCCTGTCTTGCACGCTTAGGACTATAGCCAGCAGCGAGTGCTGCTTCTGATTGAGTCATAGGTCCTTCGGGTCCACCGAATACTAAAAACTCTGCGAATCTCTGTTGCATCTCTGTTAATCTTTTTGGAACACCCATGTTGACAATTTAAGGTAACATTGTTATAAAGTCAAGATATGAAAGAGGACAGAGGAAAGTTAGATCTTACTAGACGTATTGAAGAGTTGGAAGAAGCTCTTGATGGTTATGTTCAATTAATTACAATGCAGAAGAATGAGATCTGGGGATTAAAACAAATAGCATCAGAGAATGAAAAAAATAAAAACTTATTGCAAGGTTATAAAAAAGTGATAACAGAATTAACATCCAGGTTGCGTAAATAATGTTTGTAAAACACCTGCAAGAATATCTAGACAAGTTCACTGAAGGTCCTAACGGTTCGAAAGGCAACGCCGTATCAAACGCTAGAATCTACATCATGAGTAGCAAAGGTTATCTTGAAGAGATTAAACGTATTGAAGTACACCAAAATAATGAGCCAGGTGACACTTCAATTCGTGTAGTTTTAAAACCACAACGTGAAGAAAAACTAATTATGCCTCCTGGTTTTGTTAAAGATTATTAACTTTTGAACACAGGAGTAACCTTGAAAAATGCATGGGACCAGAGCGTAAATTATATCAAAAAATTAAAAAACATTTCAGTGATTTTTCGCTTATTAGACTTGAAAATAATAGCTTACATGGGACTCCTGATTTACTGGTCAGCAATGCTAGGGGCCACTTTTTTACAATAGAGTTAAAAGTCACTTCGGGTAACAAGATTAAATTTTCACCACACCAAATTAGCTTTCATGTGAAGCATCCACACAATACTTTTATCATGGTAGAGGCCCTTGGTCCTCGTACCGTGAAACTTTTCCGTGGTTCACGTATCATGGAGCTTGTTGCTTGCGGCTTTAAGCTTGACGCTTGCTGCTTGGGGCTTGACGCTTGTCGCTTGATGCTTCAAAAGGTTGGTTCGAAAGCTTGACGCTTGAAGCTTGATGCTGTTGGCCCGGACCAGGACGCACGTCGCTAGGCCCACGCGTCGAGTTAGCATGACTAATGGCCTGATCCGATTTATTACGTAGTTTTTCTGCAGACTTGCGTAATTCTTTATAATATTTAGGGTGTTTAAACATTAGTGTTTACCGTATTTAATAGTTTTTATCATAGGGTCCCAGCATTGTCGACAGTCTCGACACTCATTATCTTGTTGAGCTGCGGGACAGCTGGCCCCTGAAGTTACAACCTCTGAAGAGTTGGGCCACGAAGCAGGCGCCCGCTGGTCAACCATGGGCGCGCTAAATCGTATGACTAAATTGTTTGGCTTGTGCTGTAGATGGTCCTTAATCCAGGCTTCACGGGTCGGTAACCAGTGACGCTTTGAAGGTGTCAACCTGCAGACTTCATAAATTTTTTGTAAGTGATCTAGATCTTGAACGTCCCCGGAATCGTGCCATCTAAACACGTCGGGCTTTTTGCTGTTGATCAGGTGAGCCATTGCCTGGACCCAGTCCGGGCTCTTGATGGCTGCCAGTCTCCTGTACTGTGCATCCTGCACAACCTTGAAGACATAACAACCTTTGAGCGCGTAACAGTCAAAGCAGACGCTGCCCTTCACAGCTTGAAGCTTGCCGCCTGTCTTGCACTCTTTGGCCGGTAAACCTATCGACCAGCCAGGCATCTTTGATGGTTTAGACAGCGAGCCGCCTATAATTTTAAGAGCTTGTTGTGTCTTCATTTTTTTCTTTCTCGTTTAATGCTTTGTTGCATTGGATTATACATTGCAGCAAAAACATTTCAATCCCAAATCGCGGCCATGTTTTATTTTTAGACGCTCTGATTTCTTTCCAGCCTTTACTTAACATTTCTTTTAGTTTTCTTGTTTCAGTCATTTTACTTTCTCCTTTAGTTTATGGGATACAATATCATTATATCTTAATCTTGTCAAGCTTGCGGCCTGACGCTTGCAGCTTGCGGCTTGCTGCTTGTAGCCATTGGCCGCTAGCCAGCGCCAGTGATTAATTAATATTGCCGCGTTCTCAATTTTTCTTGTCATAATTTCTTTCTTCACTTCAGGGCTGGCCTTCTTACTTCCAGCCCAAAAAGCGCCTGTCGTTTGGTGCGGAATGGATGAGTAAACAACCTAGACACCAAAAACTTTGGACCAGTGAGGCTGTCCGGAATTAGTACACCCTCTCACTGATCAATGATCAGTTAACCGCCCACTACAAACCGCGGGATTCTGTTAACTGATCCCAGGTCCATTGCTCGAGTGATGCTGAACTGTTGTCAGGATCCAATGGACCAGGGATCAGTTCTAGCTGTTCACTGCACGAAGACGGCATTGATGCGGTGTGACGTACAGCACAACCAGAAGTTGTCCCAGAATTAGAAACCTAGAGGTACATTTAAACCCAGAGGTTTAGAATTCTAAATACAATATAATCCTTGACTATCCTATTGTCAAGTGATAAAAAACATTTATGCAAACAAATACAGAAAGAGGAAAAATGACTAGAATAAGACTAAATCAAGAGTATCGAAACAAGATTGCTAATAGAATGAGAGTACATCTTGAACAAGAGGACACGCAAGAAAAACAAAAGTATGACGAGTTGAAAGCACAACAAGTTGACAATAATGACACTGCGTGGGAAATTGCTGAACAAATAGTTAGACGACATTATACAGATGAAGATGTTGAGAAAGCAAGATACTTACAAGATAAGTTTGAGAATGTAAGTACGATTGCAAAAGACAGTTGTTTTCATTTTCATTATATGGGCGAAGTTGAAAGTAGAGATTATGACAACAATCCTATTGTAGAAAAGAAAGCTATTGAAAAACATTTTGACTTTAGATTAAATGGCTCAATAGATACTGAAAGTAATGGCAATTCATCTTACTCACATGATAACGAATATGGTTATGCTTTGTTTCGTGATGAACTAAAAGCACAAGAAGATTGCAACCCAGATATTTTGATTGAACAAGAGGGTAAAGATAACAACCCACATAAAACAAAATATACTGACAATAACAATAAGTATCTTGGCGACGACGACAAAGGTTATGGCAAAGAATGGAATGAGAAATACCAATTAGATTTAATTGGTAGAGATTATTGTAGAGATAGGTCTATTGCTTGTACTGAATTAGAGTTTAAATTATTACAAGAATGGAAATCAAGAAAAGGTCAATTTGTTATTGCACACCACAAATGGATTAAATCTATTTTAGACCAAATGAAAGAAATTAAAGTTGGTTTAAAAGGTTATAAATATTTAGACGAGGCATTGGAACTTTGTACCGAACTTGGTTTAAATATTACTGACGCAGAAATAATTAGAACTAACTCTACTGGACTTGTTATCTATAATCCTAAAAATCTTGCTGAAAGAATTAAAGGCATGAAAAATAAGAATGTAGATAGAAAAGCCAAAATTGAGGCAAGACTATTGTACGAAAAACAACAGAAAGAAAATAGCTTAAATTAAGCTATTGACAATTATGGGACTATCCTATAAGATAGTCCCCAGAAAGAGAGAAATACAAATGACTAAAACATTTTACATAACTTATTGGGCTTCTAAACATAAGAAGCACATAACAAGACAAGGCAAACATGATGATAAATCTAGATATGG